CGTACGAAGTAATAAATATGCCGCGAACTATGCACGAATTAATGAATTAAATCAGCATGAACGAGGAAAGTTTAGTGAGATTGTAGTGCCAAAGAGGCATGTAGTGGAGGGCCATACACATGGTCTGTCCGCTGCCTCTAGGAGCGCAGGGTCGTCAGCGTGTGCCACCTATGCACTTGCAAATAACCGTATACCATTTTATTTGTCAATGTCGGCTTCTGATCAGCGTGCTGATCGGGAAGGTGAGCGCACGATGCACTGGGCAAAGGATTTTAATGCTGAACCACGAGTGGCTGAACCATCGGAAACGTCGATGTTAGTCATGATAGATGTGGATGAGCATATAGATAATTTGCCGTCGCTGCTTCACAAGCACTTTTTACCCACCATTATGTATACCTTCCAACCGTCTGCTGCGTCAGGCGTGTTTAGTGACTACCGGTACACGTTTGATAAAGATAACAATGTGTTATATCACGTGGCAGGAGGAGGAGAGTACAAACATAAGGTTTGGAATTATAGTGCAGATACGTTGGTGATGAGGAAGAAATTTCTCGGTCTGACTTATGCGAAGTCATTCTTCACCGTTGAGAAACGGTATGTCGATGAGAATCATCAACTGGTGTTGTTGACTCCATTGGCGAAGTTTGGCCTGCTGGGTTCGATTTTATCATACAATGTGTCAGGGACCGACCTTGCTCGATTAGCACCTGTGCAAGGAGAATATATTCGCTTGGAGATAGCTCGCTCCAAGATCGGTACAAATGAATACGAGCACAAAACCAGCACTTCACGTGTGGGAGCATATAATGCTGCGACTGTTGATATTGCATCTGATGATGCTGCAGCAGCGATCTCCCGCACATCGGCAGAGAAATTGAATTTGTTTCAAATAAAGTCTACCATTCCAGACATTGAACACGTCTCGGCATTGGCTCTATTAGAGTATCATAGACTGAAGAAATCCTCTGCTGCACCGCGTGTAGTTGTACCGACTGATGCAGTTAACAACTACACATACAACCCAACACCCTTCACACAGGAGAAGCCATCTGAAATAGCGTTCATGGCTCCGTTGATTCCTGAGTGTTATGCTCCCACTGTCTCAGTTGAAAATGAAGAGGCTATGGTGAAGAAGCGTATCACAGACTTGAAAAAGGCTCCAGACGATCTGGATGAGAAACATATGAAATATGCTTTTGAGTTTTGTGAATTGATACGTAAGGATATTGGGATACTGGAACCACATTGTGTGGAACAAGTCGCTGAGAAGTTAAATCGTCCTTCTCAACGGCGTATCACCGAGGAGGTGTCGTTTGCTGATAAGGTTTCTGACGTTATCAAGAGCTTCATGAAGAAAGAAGCTTATCAGAAGCCCGCGGCCCCTCGACCCATTGCCACGATTAACG